AAAGAAGCTAAGGTTCGCAGAAGCAAAGAAAAAGTCAGTAGAAGAAAAAGAATACCGTGAAGTACTTAACTCAGAGATATACTACGTCAACGCCAAGGAAGAAGCCCTTGACGGTGAGTACTGTTCGTTTATCTTTGGGGACGAGATTGGTAAGACTGCTAAGAACATTGACATCAATGAGCGCTGGAACATTAATAGGGAATGTTTGGTGTCTGGTAACAACATCGTTGGGTACTCTATTCAGACCACTACGGTCGAAGATATGGAGAAGTACTCATCCGACAAAACGATGCGGTTATGGGAACGCTCAAACCCGAACGAACGCAAGCCCAACGGACGTACCGATTCAGGGCTTTTCCGTTTATTCTTCCCAGCATATTATGGGTACGAGGGTACGCATCCTAAGACGGGAGAACCATTCGTTGACGAATGGGGTTACTCCAATATCGTCACGACGCGTAACTTCATCATCGACAACTACAACTCACTGAATGGTGATGACTTGCTGTCGTACCGTCGCAAGTATCCTATAAAGATTGATGACTGCTTTACAGTAGCAGACGCTGGTAATACCTACAACCAGAAGAAGTTGTATGAGCAGTTTATGTACAACAAGAACTTGCCTATCGACCCCGTTGTCCGCGGCACCTTCTATTGGAAAGATGGAATCAAAGACACACAAGTAGTCTTCAAGCCAGACGAGACTGGTAGATGGCTAGTATCTTGGATGCCACCCGAGGAGGACAGAAATAGATTCGAGGTTCGCAATGGACAGAAGTTTCCTACTCGTGAGTTCTGTAAGACTGGGTGTGACCCGTTCTCCCATAGGCAAACCTATGAGGCAGGTTCTATGGGTGCAGCGATGACTTTACTCGAATCACACCACACAGCGCCCAAAATTAAGATGGGGTTCGTCTGTATGTACGTATCACGTCCAAACCACCCGCACGAGTTTTACGAGGATATGATTATGCAGGCTGTCTTCTACTCCTCCCCATTCCTTGCGGAGAGTAACAAGTACGGTGTGCTTGACCACTTCCACAAGAGAGGATACGATGGCTACTCTATGTACAACCCACTCGACCCCGACTATATGAAGAAGTGGTCCAAGGGTTTCCGTGGTATTGCTATGACGCACACAGACAACAGAGAAGCCCTTATGAATATGACACAGGCCTACATTATGGATTACGTAGGTTCTAAGGATGAGTTCGGTAACTGTGGGTTTATGCCATTCAACGAAGTCATCAGAGATTGGCAGAAGTTTGAGCCAGACAACTGGACTCCCTTTGACTTGGCTGTAGCTTCTGGTATTACTATCATCGCTACTAAGAAACCTAAGATACAGGTTGAGGTTCGCTACCAAGCTAGTGATTGGTTGCCTAAGTTCAACAACGATGGTAACCTCAGTAGACGTATGTAATTTACAAAATCGTAACTTGACGTTGTTAATATCTTTGCGTCAAATGCGCCCGAACTATGGCTGAGATTACAGATTACGGATATCCTTCTTCGTTTGTTCCTCCTGTTGAGAAGAATAGTCGTAAATATATTTTAGATTACGCCAAGACACTTTGGCGTGATGCGCAGCAATCTAGAACTACGTTCTCTTTCGAGTCTCGGAAGAGTCGCTATATCCAGAACAGAAAGTATTCAGAGGGTCTTCAGTCCATTGAGAAGTTCAAGCAACAGTTCTCGACCACTGGAGACTCTACTTATTTGAACCTTGACTGGGGTGTGTCCACTCCGCTTCCAAAGATGGCGGAAGTTATTCGTGGACAGATGATTAACCAGCCGTACGTTCCTCAGTTCATTCCTGTTGACAGCACATCAATCACAGAGTTTGACAGAGAGAAGCAAGTACTCAAGGCGAAGATGAAGCTTCGCGATAACCTCGGCAGCCTTAAAGAAGTTGGCGTACCAGTAGACTACAAAGATGCTCCCGAGAATGTGGAGGAACTTGAAATCTATATGGAGACTAACTTCAAGTTGGCTCAGTCTATTGCAATGGAGACCGTTACACGGGCAATCCTCCAAGACAATAACGTAGACAAGCTCAACGAGAAGATTGCTAAAGACCTGGTAGACAACAAGATAGCTGGTCTTCGTATCTTGCTTGACGAGAATAAGAACATCCGTATTCGCTACGTTGACCCGTTGAATCTTGTAACTTCTTTTGTAACTGAAGATGACTTCTCTGATGCTAGACACATTGGTGAGTTAATCTTTGTTACTGTAGAAGACTTGCGAGTGCAGGCACAGGGACAGCTGTCAGAAGCAGAACTGTACGAGGTAGCTAAGTCTGTTGCTGGTCGCTACGACAACCCTAGCTGGAGCTATGGTTCTCACGTGTACTATAACAACGAAGTAGACAGCACTAAGTACGACAAGTTCCGTGTGCGTGTTCTTGACTTCGAGTTCTTTAGTACGGATGAGGTTGTCTTCCAGAAGATGGAAGCTAAGAACGGAGGGTTCTACTTCCAGGAGAAGCCAGTGAACTTCGTTCCTCCCGCAAACCCTAAGCGTAAGCGTGAGATTATCCGAAAGAAAATAAAGAACGTATATCAGGCCAAGTACATTGTTGGTACTGACTATATGTATGACTTCGGTAAGAAGCAGCACATCGTTCGTGAGCGTATCAACGACAAGTATTCTACTAACACATCCCTTGGCTTTATTGTTTGTGCTCCCGATATCTACGATATGGAGAACAAGTCCAAGGTGGAAGAGATGATTCCGTTTGCTGACGAGATGATTCGTATCCAGCTGAAGATGCAACAGATTATCGCCAAGGCTGCACCTTCTGGATTTGCTATTGACATTGACGCCATCACTGGCGGACTGCAAGGTATGGGTATGGGTAACCTCAAGCCCGTTGATGCTCGCGCTATCCGCGACCAGATTGGTGACATCTACTACCGCTCGGTACGTGAGGATGGTACACCGATTACTAATACCCGACCAGTACAGGATTTGCCCAATGGTTTGGACCAATCTATTATGGTTCTTACCCAAGCGTACAACGCTGCATTGGAGCGTATGAAAGAAACCATTGGACTCAATGATGCAGTCGATGGTTCACAGCCAGATAAGAAGGCTTTGATTGGTGTGCAGAAGCTAGCTGTATCAGCCCACAGGAACGCCCTTAGAAGCCTTTACAACGCATATCTCCGCATCAATGAGGATATGGTCCGTTACGTTGCTAATCTCGCGCAGCAGCTCATTAGAGACGGTATCAATGTGGACGTGTTCCAGAATATGGTAGGCAATGCTACGGTAGAACAGATTGACTTGAACAAGCTGTCCTTGGCTGACTACGCTATATCTGTTAAGATGTTGCCAGATGAAGAAGAGCGCGCTCGTGTTGAGCAGCTTCTGATGATGGGATTGGAGACTGGCTTGCTGAATACTCAAGACGTATTCGCAGTTCGCCGCGTACTTAGAGAAGACGTAGACAAAGCAGAACAGCTTCTTTCTATTCGTGAGGCTAAGCGCCGCAAAGAGAAGGAGCAATCATCTATGATGCTGCAACAGCAGAACGCACAGGTTCAAGCTCAGGCTGCACAGATTGCAGAAGGTGAGAAGCAGAAGACTATGCAAATGGAAATGCAACTCAAGTCTCAAGCTTTGCAGTTGGAGTATGACCTTAGACTGCGTAACGATAAAGAGATTGAGAATGAGAAGCGTAAGACTTCTGCCCTTGAGTCTCAGTATGACATCGAGAAGATTCAGTTGGCCTCGAAGCTCAAGGGTCAGCCCTCACAGCAGGGTGGTAGCTACGACTTCGAGAAAGATTCAATCGTAAGAGAGGCTGGAAAGGTAGAACCAAACATCTTCCCGCAAGAAGTTAAATGAGATTATCAAGCTTCAAGTAGAAGTCTTTAATAGTCATCTCATAGAACGATAGTATATCACTAAGTGTTTTAATCTTAGGTACGCACTTCCCGTTCTCAACTCTTGACAGATAGCCAACGTCTTTCCCAGTCCAGCAAGCTAACTCTTCTAGTGTATAGCCCTTCATTCTCCTTAGTCCACGTAGCCCTTTCGCTATATGAATCTTATTGAAGGTAAACAGATTCTCTTTTGTTCCCATAGTTTTTACAAATTCTTGGCAGTGAGCCAGGTATAATTTTGTATCAAAGATAATAACACTTAACTGAAATGACTGAATCGGATATCGCAAAGCAGTTCGCTGCCGCAGCAGGATTCGCACCATCGGAATCTCCCGCACAAACAGATGGAAGTTCTTTAGATAATACACCACCTGCGGAGCCTACACCCGCACCACCAGTTGAGCCAGCACCCGCTGACCCAACGCCTATCGACCCTTCTACGGTTCATCCTCCCGTACAGCCTATGGCTGACGTGGATAAGATTCGCCAGGAGTACGAAGCAAAGATTCGTGAATACGAAACCAAGCTATCCACTCCTAAGGAAGAGTTCGCTAACGAGGCCATCAAGAAATTGAATGAACTCGCTAAGGCTGGTGTTGACGTAGACTCCCCAGATTTTTGGAAATGGCAATCGATTGATTTACAATCATTTAACGTTGCGCAAAAGCGTGACGCTTTGGAATTGAA